TCTAAATGTTGTGAATACAATGAATCAAGGTCTGATGCTATTTTTGATAAATCATCAGCAATCGCCAACTCAACCTTCATTGGCTCTTGAGCAGATGCAAGTAAATTGAAGACCCGCTTTTGTGTAGGTGTCATAATAAAGAGAAATTAGAAGGGGGCAAAAGCCCCCCTCAAATTAAGGATTGATTTGTGTAGCACTTACGTTAACTCCCGCACCACTCAACGTGTTGTCAATGAAGTTTGCGGGGACTTGCTCTTGGGCAGACAAAGTAAGAGTGTATCCACTCAAATCTCCCATAGCAGCACCCGTTACGATAGTACCACCCGTGACCTCTGCACCGTGCAACAAGCCCATAGTAAACAAGTTGCCGTTGTAATCCTCAACGATGACGTGAGGACGGCCATAGGCCATCAACTTCAACTCCTTATGCGTAGCCTTGTCCAACTTGGTGAAAGTCAAATTCAAAGTTTGCTCAAAGAAAGTCGTTCCGTTCTCACGAGAAGACGTTACCGTCTGCTCAAAAGAAGAGTTGCCCTTGACATCATATTCGTAAGCATCGGGTGTGCCTCCAAAAGAGTCAATAGCATCGGTGTTTGTGACATCATAGGTGATAGCACCTAATTCGCCATAATTGATGAAATAAACGGCCTTAATGCCACCTACTACATCTTTGCAAGGAACTGAACGTCCCGTTGTTAAATCACAAGCCATTGTTTATTGAATAAAAAAGGGGATGGGGTATTTGAACCCACACCCCCCTTTGGTTAATTATTAAGATGGATTAGGCGTAGTAAACTACGTCAGCACCGATTCCGTGTTGAACACCTGCAAAGAAGCGCATAACAACACGAACATTGTCAGAACCATCAAGGTTAGCCATATCAAGAACCTTAACCTCGTTGCGGTCATCCAACAAGCCCGTACCGAAGTACAAGTTGGAAGATTGAGCAGCAACCATCTTGTTAGATGCAAGACCGTTAACCATAGCAACACGGATACCATCAAAGTACAAATCGCCTTGACCGTACCACATAGTTCCTTTGTTGTCTACACCGTTAGCACCAAGACCGCTTGTTCCGAATCCACCCAAAGCACGGACATAAGCCTTTGCTACGTTTTGTGGAACGAATATGGTCAAGTCCTCCTTGCCGTAAAGGGCAGCGGGGATAGCATCAACTACTTTACCCATCTCTTCAATGACATTCGCAGCAGTAACGGTAGTACCAACAACGTCAATAACGTCAGAGTCAGCAGCCAACAAAGCTTGGAAGCCATTGAACTCACCGCTTGTAGCAGCAGCACCTTGCCAAATGTTTTGCTCCAATTTCTCGGCAGTTTTACCCGCAACGTAAGCAATCAAATACTCGCTGAAGTCAGCGGGAAGACCATCGTATGCAGAGTAGCCCATTTGACCGCCAATCCAAGAAGCGTAGAAATCCTTTTTGCACAACTGTACGTTGACTTGGAAAGGCTCGGTAGTCAATACACGGTCAGCCAAAGTCAAGGTAGAAGTTGGGTCAAAGTCGCAAGTAGCATCTTTAACGATAGCATCAAGATTCACCTTCTGAAGGGTGGTCTTGTAGTTGACGTTAGGAAGAACGGAAATCAATCCCTTGTCAAGAGTGTCTGCACTCAAAAGAGCAGCAGAGATGTATTTGGAAGCAAATTCTCCCGCATACGAAGTGGTGATAGTTGTGGTCGTAGCCATTTTTAAATAAAAATTAATTGTTCAATTTTGCAAGAACTCGGTCAAAAGAAGTAGCGGGGCGTTTGCCCAATTTCACTTCTGCTTTCTTACCCCCTTCGGGATTGTGCTTGATAGGTTTAGCAGCAGATTGTGAAGACAACTCGGTCTTGAGGTCTTCATTCTCTTTCTCTACTTCACTCATTTTCTCTTTAGCAATGCCCATCTCTTCACGCATAGCGGAAAGTTCGGCCTTCATCTCTTCAATCATAGGCATTACAATCGCCTTGATTTTGTCCTCCATTGGCATCTCTTCAGCGAAGTGCTGCTCAACGGTGTGCGACTCAATGACTTTCTTGGGAGTGGCAGATTCTGAAGCCTCAACTTCAATCTCAACCTCTGCTTCGGGAGCAACTTCCTCCTCAACGGATGCCTCACGGATTTCAGCAATGATGCCTTCTTCCATAACAACGAGGACACGAGAGTCATCCATTACATATTCGCCTACGGGAAGGGCAATGCGCTCCTCTTCGTTGACGATGAATACCTCGTTACCCGCCTCAAACGATTCAGCCTCAAGGACTGTTCCGTTTTCAAGTTTCATTTGAGCAAATTTGACCTCTACAACTGACTCTTCTTTGACTGAAGACAGTTCGGTCATAATACGCTTTAATACTTCGGTTGCTTTCATAACTAATTAAATAATTGATTTTGGAATTGAAATTACATTTTTAGGATGCTTTGGTGATATTGCCTATGCCTTGCGCTCGTAGAGAGCCGTCACAACACTTCTTTGAGTATGTCCCCTTGTCCCAACATAGGCAACCTCTTTTTGAGCCTTTAGGGGAGGCATTATTTAATGGGAGTTTTACGTCTTTCATTGCATTGCTTCTTTAATAATCATAAGAAGTACTTCGGTGGCTGCCTCTTCCTCATTCATTTCTTGCTTGGCAAAATTCACCTTGTCAACAAAATATCCCTCAATGGAGAATCCTTTGACCTTGCCCGTCTTAACGTAGTTGTTCCATACATCGTCATTATTGACCTTCATAGATACCATCCAAGTGCCTACGGGCATCTCTAAACCATAGATTCTTGATTTGTCCTTCTGCTCGTCTTCAATAATCCACGACTCTACAACGCTCAATCCTTGCAGTTCGGCTTCGTGTTCCAAAGTGGATTGGTTTTGATTGCCATTTTGGAAGAACATCTCACTCGCTCTACGGATTGTTTCCTTTGTGAAATACACATAGAACTCCTCTTCACCCGCCCTACGGTAAATTGGCTTATTAGGGATGAGGGCTGCGCCCAACAAGATGCGTTTTTCTTCGTCTTGCTTGGCGAATTGTACCTCTTGGGTTTTTAAAGCTACGAAGTTCTCTTCAATAGCAGGACTCTCCACGATGCTGATGGCTTGAATGCCCATCATTTCTTGCATCTCGTCTAAAATCAATTCAATAATCTTCATTATGGGAATGTTGCGGTTCTTAATCTTCGTCTATCAAGTTCTGACCCCGAAATAACCTCGCCACTTACGACATAGGCACGGATGGGTTTGTCAAATTGTCCCGCCAATCCCTCTACTAACTGATTGGTTCCGCTTTGACCTACAATATTAAATTGAGCAGGTTGGCTTGGGGCGGTAGTGCTTGGGGTTGTAATGCTTTCTGAACCCGAACTAAAGGTGCTTCTTTGAATGGAGGCTACTTGGGCAGCCGTAAAGGCAGCAGCGAGTCCCGCAGCAATATATGGATAGGTGGGGGCAAGTGCCGTTAGAGGTGATTTTTGAGCCGTAGAGTAAGCGTTTTGTACCGCCTCAATACCTTGAACAACGGCTTGAGCAGTTGACAGTTGCTTTTGGATTTTAAAGGCTCTTTCTTTGGATGCCTCATCAGCATCTTGTGATACCTCTACAAATTTAGAGATTGTTTCAAGGGCTTGAATAGAACTACCCACCGCATCCGTTACGGATTGGCGGTTTAACTCTTGACGTTGTTGAACGTAATCCTTGTATCGTTCTTGATATTCAATGTCAAGTTCCGTTCTTTGATTGAGGAGGTCTTGATACATTGCATTTTCGGTTTGACCCGCCTCTTGCGCTGCACGGATTTGGTCTACAAGGAAATTATCACGAATCATTCTTGCCTTATCGTATCTTTCAAATTCAAGGTCAAGAAGTGATTTCTCATTCATTACCCTCGTATCATAGACATCAACAACGGTTTCTAATGTTTCCGCATTAAATCTATTTCCCGATTCAATTTGTTGGGCTTGGAGGTCTAAAATTTGTTGCTCTAAATCTCTACGCTCACGCTCTAAAGCAAGGTTGTTTGATAAGTATTCTGACCGTTGCCCAATAATACGCTCTTCAATATCCAACAATTCTACATTGGCTTGGCGTAAGGCTATCTCGTTTTCAATGTTTGGGAGGCGTTGGTATTCCGCTTCTGCTTGAGCAATCTTTATTTGTACTGTTTCTCTCTCCCTATCAAGTTGTTCAACAAGAACCGCATTAAGGTTTTCATTGGCAATAATTCTATCATCCAAAGCATTTCGCTCCTCATCCCGAATTTGGCGTTGCTCTTCAGCAAGTTTTTGATAGGTAAACTGAAGTTCTACACGCTTGACCTCCGCACGTTGTGCTTCCTTTTGAAGTAGAACGAGTTCTGCTGCTTCACGATTCGCATTTGCAAGGAGTGATGGAATGCTTCCCAAGTTTCCCGTTGCAAAGGCTTCAATGACTCCCGATATTCCAATTTGAAGCGAGAACATTGCTTGGTTAAGGACATCAGCTATACGTTGGTTGGCGGTAAAGGTTTCTTTAGCCTTATCGGCTACGCTTGTTAAAATAGCAAGTCCACCAAGATTTTGAACAAGGTCTTTAAGACTCTTGCCCGTTTCTTTTACTTCTTGCTTTACTCCCTCAACGGCTTTCTCGGCTTTGTCAAATGACTTATCAGCCGTGTTTCCGAAATTTTTAATGTTCTTGTTTAAGTCCCTAACTGAATTGTTAAGGTCATTAACCGCAGCCTCAAATTGTTGCGAATCTCCATCAATCCGTATCGTTTCAACTACTGCCATTATCTACGCTTTAAGAACTCCGTCCAAGTTTGAGGTATTTTGTATTTGCCCTTTGCAATATCTACATTATAGCTC